AGGATTTTGGTGGCTGACCAGCTTACGCTACTTGAGAATGAACTTGATCTGCTTTACGCGCGCGGTCGGGATCAGCTCGCGCGCGCCGGCGTGGTGCAAAGCTGGGATGACTATCTCCAGCGCCGGGGCTACCTCTGCGCGTTCGAGGATTTCGGCAACATGATTAAAAAAGCGCGTAACCCGGAAGCGGCCGCCGAGACCGGCGAGATTCCGGATGTCTTACAGGAGATTTTGAATGGTTAGTGTCGGCGTTTCGAAATCTCTTCACTCGATGGATCATCGGAAAGAAGATCCTGCCCAGACAATCCTCAAAGCTATCGGTGATATTTCACAACTCGAGCTTACCGGCGTGCAAGTGCTGGTTGGATCTTACATCCGCCCGGAGAAAACTGCCGGCGGTTTATACATCACCGACAAACAACGTGACGAAGATAAGTACCAAGGTAAAACGGGCTTGGTTCTCAAAGTTGCGGAAGGCGCTTTCGTCGACGGCGGCGCCGATACAAAATTCAATGGCTTCAAGGCTAAGGTTGGGGATTGGGTTTTCTACAGTGTGCAAGATGGTTGGTCGATGAGTATCAACGGTCAACATTGTCGCGTTCTTCAGGACGTTCACGTTCGCGGGCGTCTCCCGAATCCGGATATGGTTCTGTAGTGCATGACAGATACAGTTTTGCTCCCGCCGCGCAGGAACCCATCAAGAAAGAATGGGTGGTGCAAAAACTCCCGATCAAGGGAGGCACTGTTTTGCGTTCCGCCATGTTGATCGAAATGTACGTTCATAAAATCGAATGGGTACAGACTGAGGGGACGGTGATTTCGTGACCTCTCTCATGCAAGCCGCGTTTGAATCCGGCCAGCCGGGTAGCACGTTACCGCAACGCGCGCCTCACATTTTGGTTTGCACGCCATGTCATAGCGGCAAAGTTGATATCAATTACCACATCGCTCTGGCACTGGCCGGCGGTCATATGTCGAAGCACGGCGTCAACTATACGCTCGACTATAATGTTGGCATGAGCATTGATTGGGCGCGCAGCCAGATGGCGTCGACGTTTTTACAGATGCCGGATTGCACGCATCTTTTATTCATCGACGACGATATGGCTTTTGCGGCCGATCTTCCGTATCGGCTACTATGCGAAAATGTCGACATTGTCGCGGTGCCGTATCGGCGCAAACAAAGGGACGTAAAATATAATGTCCGGCATGGTGTGCGTGTGAAGCGGCTACCTAACCGCCCGCATATGATTGGCGTTGAGTCGATTGCCACCGGCATGATGATGATCCGCCGCAATGTGTTTGAGACGCTGGCGAAGACGACGCCAAAGTTTCGCTATACTGACGCCGGTAACGAAGGGTATTTATTTTTTCGTCACCAATTGACGGAAGATGAAATGGTCGGCGGCGTTTCCTACATGGGTGAGGATTATTTCTTCTGTAAAAGTGCGCGCGCGGCCGGGTTCGAAATCTGGGCCTATATCGACGAAGAGATCGCGCATGTTGGGCCGTATGCGTATGGCGGAAACTATCGAAGCTATGCTGAGAAAGATACCAAGGACGATCTGCATTGCCCTGATCCTAAACTCGAACTGAGGATGCTGCTTAAATGACACTCGATAGCTGGTTAGCCAAAATCTACAAGGCCGATACCCAGGGTGGCGATAAAGCTACGTTGCTCGCAGAATTCAAAACCGCCTTGAGCATAGATCCTGATCTAAACGCAGACGCACTGGTGCGACAGACCGAGCTTAACGAGTTGATCGGCGAACGCGGGCAGCAAGCCTGCGCCTACTCGACAAAGTATTGGACGTATCTTAATGCGGTGCTGATGCTGTGAAGGTTGCCGTTCAAACTTTTGAAACACCAGCAGATCTCAACAAGTCTGCACTTCGCGTAGCTTTGGAGAAAATAAAGAAAGCGGATTTTTATATCTTGGAATGTCATGCGAAAATTGATTATATCGCGCGGGGTTTGAAAGACATTTTCAAAGCGCAGAGCAACACGGAGATAGGAATTGTCCTTCGTCATAACGGACTGGATCAATATTCGTGGTCGTTGACCGCGATGAATAATTACGGACCTCCTTTTATGGTGGCGTCCATTCACTCAAACACGCCGGGATGAAATGAAAATCCTTTTCATCTGTCTCTCGACTCTAAAGTTTGACGTAACGACACCGTTGTCGGTGCCGCTCGGAGGTACTGAATCTGCGATCTCTTATCTTGCGCCGGAACTGGTAAAACTCGGCCATGATGTGACGCTGATGTGTAACACTATGTTTGACGGAGAGCAGTTAGGTGTCAAGCATACGCCGGTCTCGGATGATAAGGCGCTCTTCGAAAGTCTCGATCCTGATTTTATTATTCTGACTTCGGCGCCCCAAGCGGCACCGGCCATTCAGGCAACGGCGCCACGCGCAAAGATCATTCTCTGGAACCATATGCGGCCGGATCAGCCGGCGATGCAGCATTTCTTTAAGAAAGAGGCGGCGCAGGCAATTCACCGCACGGTTTTCGTTTCTCAATCTCAGCAGGACGCCTTTGCTAAAGTTTTTCCTTTTAAAGAGTTTCCGTGGCCTTTTGAGAAAATTATTGAGAACGCTATCGCTCCTGCCTTTGAAAATATGTTTTCGTCGGCGCAGCAAATTCTCGAGACTAAAAAATGCAGAGGCGCTTACACCAGCACGCCGTTCCGCGGTCTCGGCATCCTTTCGCAGATTAAAGAGCTGCCGATCAGTGTCTTTTCGTCGATGGCGGTCTACCAAGGCGATGACAGTTCATTCAAAGAGATGTACGCGAATGTAAAAGCAAATGATTGTATCGAGATGTGTGGGTCGGTCTCGCAGCCGGAACTCGCAAAACATTTACGCGACGTTTCTTTCCTCGTTTACCCCAGCATTTTCACAGAATGTCACTCGATCGCCATCCTCGAAGCCATGGCGGCCGGTTTGAAGGTCGTCACCACGGATGCGGCGTCGCCGCAGACTGAATTTATCGACTCGATGTCCCTCGCCGGCGCTACGGTCGACGAATACGCTGCTCTCTTGCGCAAAAACATAAATCGTTTTCGCGCGCATCCCGAAGCATGGGCGGAACAGATGTGGAAACAAGTTCAGTACATTAACGCGGAGTTTACGTGGGCGAAACGAGCTTGTGAGTGGGATAATTATCTGAGATCACTTGACGTTTCGGAACCTAACACCCAAATTTAACCAATCGGAGGACCACCATGGCACGCACGGTCAAGAAAATCGAAGAAGACGACGCGAAGAAAGCTTCTCTCGGCGTCGACGAGGCTGAAAACCTGATTGTGGAAGATCCGCCAGCAGACGAAACCAACCCAACGCCTGAAGAGACGGCCGAAGATCTCAAAAAGCAGCTTAAGGAAGCGAATGAGCGTACCGCGCGCGAGTCAGAACGTCGCCGCGAGGCCGAAGAGATCGCGGCGAAAGCTTCAACCACGGCGGGCACAGCCATTCAGTCCCAGGTTGCGACGCAGGAAGCGGCGATCGAAGGTAAAATCACTACAGCTCAAACCAGTCTCGACTCCATCAAGCAACAGCTCAAACAAGCCAAAGCTGCCGGCGATAGCGACGCCGAGGTTGAGCTTTCGGACGCCCTTAACAACGCGCGATATCAGTTGAACGCGGCGGAATGGGAAAAAGGCAACTTCACGCGCTGGAAAGAAGCTCAACTTAAACAACCTATCTCGGCGGATGCTCAAAAATCGCCCTATACGGTCAAAGAACAGGCGTGGATTGATTCACATCCTGAGTTTGGCACCAGCAAAAAGTTCTCGCGCGCGGCGAAACTGCTGGCGCAAGAAGCATTGGATGAAGGTCATAAACAGGATAGCGCGGGCTATTTCACCTACATCGAATCCGGTTTGAGAGAAGACGGGTTCCTGGCGGAAGAAGGCGAACCGCTGTCGGGTGCCGGAAGCAACACCAACGGCTCGACATCAGTGGCGGCGGCGCCTAATAATTCTGCCAACGGCGGCGCGCATATCGTCAATAAAAACGCCAAATATCCCTATATCCCAAATGGTTTTCGCATCCCGGCCGAGTGGGTGCAGGCGGCGAAAGACCAGGAATTTGAAGATCCGCGCGAATACGCCAACATGCGGCTTGAAGATGAAGCCAACCAGAAGAGCCGTCAATAATCACTTACCGAGGAGAAGCTCATGTCTGAAGATGATCTGGTTGACGACGTGCCGAAGGCCAAGCGTTCAGCGAAAGCCCCGTCTTTACGGACAGAAGCGGTTCGCACGGAACCGGTACGCAAGCGGCGTGCGGGCTCGAAAAGTGAGGATCATTTCTACATTCCCGAGGATCTTCGCGCCCAACTTCTAGCTAACGGTCTATCTGCCGAGTTCAAACGGCTCAGCTATTTTGGTAAGGAAGAGGATCCTGACTATCATATCGCCTTGGCGGAAAATGGCTGGGAACCATTGAGTCTCACGTCATTTCCAGCTTTTGCCAAGCTGATGCCCAAGAGCTGGGCCAAGGATACTTTCGAAAAGCGCGGCCAGATCCTTATGGTACGGCCACAAGCCTTGACGGACGAGGCGCGCGCCGAAGATAAAAAAGAAGCGGAAGGTCAAGTAAAAGGCCAGTTGGCGGCGCTGAAAGATTCAAAAGCGGATGAAGCTGCACGCACGCTGGTGAAGATCAATCGCTCTTACGAGCGCGGCGTTCCGGTCGAATAGGGCTTGATTTTATAGCATATTTTGATAAAATTCGGGACGGTAACCGTTGAAGCGGTTAGCCGTCCCTGACCTCTAACGTGGATGAACACGTCATGGCTGATCCCGAAGATAGACCAATTATTTCTCGTACGGAAGCTCTTCGTCTAGGGTTGAAACGTTATTTCACCGGAGTTTCTTGTCTGAACGGCCACACGGCAGAGCGGCGGCTACGTAAAAACCGTTGTACTCAATGCGAGAAAGAAAAAGTACTTCGTGAAGGTGCGAGAAAGCCAGAGCGAGATAAAGCATATTATTTTAAAAATAAAGAAAAGATAAAAGCGCGAACGCGAGCGTGGAAGAGGGCGCATCCTTCTGATCCGCCTGTGCGTAAGGATTATTATACTGAGGCTATTACAGCGCAGGTTCTTGGTCTGACTTCTCTAAAGCCTGTTGAGACTCCAAAATCTTTAAATATTATTTCTCGTTTTGATGCAGAAAGTAAAGGTTTAATTCGATATTTTACAGGACACCCTTGTGTAAATGATCATGTTGCTGAACGGCGGGTAAATGATAATTGCTGTACGCAATGTCGAAAATTACAGGGTGCTTTCGCGTATAAACGCAATAAAACTAAGTTTGATGGGCGTAGTTGGCGATGGAAAAAAGTCATTAATCCAAAAAGACACGAAGACTGGCGGCGTGAATATTATATCAAAAATAAAGCTAGGTACCTAGCTAATGGTAAAGCCCGAGATATGCTTGAACGTCGAGCTATGCCGCCTTGGGCAGACAGAAAAGAAATTGCGAATATTTATTGTGAGCGGCAACGTATTAGTGAAGAAACAGGGGTTGTTCATCATGTTGATCATATAGTTCCGTTGAAAGCCAAGAACGTTTGCGGATTGCATGTAGCGTGGAATCTTCAGATTATTACGGCTGCGGAAAATCAAAAGAAATTTAATAGTTTTTACGATTGGGAAAACGTGCGTGTTGTAGCTAGACGGCGTTCAACATAAAAGGGTGTTGACATAACTCTCGTTGCAAAGTAGTATGTCTTTAATCTTGTATCTCCTCGGGGAGAAATTACACAAGATTATCCCTCGATGAAATCCGGCTCGGTGCCAAGATTTCTCAGCATTTTAGATGCGGAGAGTCTTCGCTATGTCGAATCAACAAAGTCCATATGGATTTCAGGCGACCCGCCGCATAGACGGCGTTGCTCCCAACTACGCCATGATGCCCGCGCGTTTATCCGCGAAGGCCGCGACTTACCTCGCCGGCGTGGGCGATGTCATGTCATCGCTCAGCACTGGGTACGTCACTTCGACAGCATCGACCGCCACTCAGGCGCAAGGCATTTTTCAAGGCGCGCAGTATTATGATCTTACGGGTCAGCAATGGCGCTTCACTGGTTATCTCCCCGGCTCGCAATCACCCAGCGACGACTTCCTGACCTTTACAATTTCGGATGTAAAACAAGTATTCGAAGTTCAGTCGAACGGCGCCGCGATCACCACGCCGCAGATTCAGCTCAACGCTACCTTCACGGGTAACGCAGCTCCGAACTCGTACAGCCAGATTTCGACGGCTGCTCTCGACCCCGCCACCATCTCCACCAACAGCGCCTTCCAGTTCACGATTGTTGGTCTGGGTCAGAAGGTCAACAACGACAATACCGCATCCTTCAACACGGTCGAAGTCATTCTGAATGCGGCCGACTTCAATGCCCGCACCGGCGTCTAAGGGAGTTCTGAGCCATGCCTGTAGCATTATCAGCCATACGTAACGAACTCCTGCCGGGCCTCCGGAAGATCACAGGCAAGTATCCTGAGATCCCCGCTCAGTGGTCGAAGTATTACACCCAGCAGGGCAAGTCGAAGATGGCGGTGGAAAGAACTTCGTCCATGCGCTTCCTCGGCCTGGCCGAACTGAAGAACGAAGGCGCCCCCACGGCATTCGATAACGCCGCCGGCGACCGGTTCATTTACAACCAGATCCACAATGAAATTGCGCTCGGCTATGCCATCACGCGCAAGGCCATTGATGACAATCTTTACAAGCAGCAGTTCCAACCGAGCAACCTCGGCCTGCAGCGTTCGTTCAACCAGACCAAGGAAATCCTGGGCGCGAACGTGCTGAACACCGCGACGACTTTCAATACGTCGATCGCCGGTGACGGCGTAGCGCTCTGCTCCACGGCTCATCCCGTTGACGGCAGCACTTTCGCCAACCGTCCCAGCACGGATGTTGACCTGAATGAAGCCGCCATTTACAGCGGTCTTATCCAGATCCGTCAGTTCCTCGACAACGCCGGCCTGAAGTATCTGTCCCGCGGCCGCAAGCTGCTGGTACCGATCCAGCTCGAATACGTTGCCGCCCGCCTGACCAAGACCGAACTTCGTCCGGGCACCGCTGACAACGACATCAATGCGTTGCTGGTGACGAATGGTCTGCGCGAAGGCTACGAAAGCTTGGACTTCCTGACCTCAAGCTTTGCTTGGTTCATGTTGACCACGGCTGACGAAGGTCTGTTGTACCTCGAACGCGTTGCTTACGAGACCGACATGCACGTCGACTTCGTGACCGACAATTTGCTGGTCAAAGGTTACGAGCGGTATTCGTTTGGTTACGACGGTCCGCGCGGCATCTGGGGGTCATTTCCTACGTCATGACCTAGTAATTGACGTTGTAAATAGGACGGGTTAGATTGGGGCTTCCTTAATTCGGAGGCTAACATGAAAACCCTAAAAGACCTGACGGTAGAAGAAGTCACCGGTATTCTCGATTATGATCACAAAACCGGGATTTTCCGGTGGATTAATAGGTCGGGACAAGGGGGTAGAAATCCCGCCGGATCGAGAGCAGGTGGTTTGAATAAAGAAGGTTACCGCTATATTTGGATTAACGGAACTTTCTATCGAGCATGTCGGTTAGCTGTCCTCATAATGGAGGGTAGATGGCCTAAACACCAAGTCGACCATATCAATCGCGATACGGGTGACGACAGGTGGGAGAATTTACGGGAAGCGAAGCAGTCACAGAATAAGGCCAACGGTAAGAAGTATAGAAATAATAGCACTGGCCTTAAAGGAGTGACTTGGGACGCGGAACGAGAACTTTATACGGTACGCATTCGTGAAAACGGAGTGTACCGACGGTTAGGCAGGTTTGAGACGGTCGAAGAAGCGCACGAAGCGTACAAGAAGGCAGCGAAGCGGATCTACGGCGAGTTTGCAAACTCAGGCTAAGAAGGAAGTAGAGACATGGCTCTTACACAGCTTTCAGGACCACTCGTAACTGGACCCACAGGCTCGGGCAACATTACAGCCATTCCCAACACGCCCGACCGCGGCCCCAACCAGGCTTGGGGAGGTGTAGCTCTTGTCGATCCGCGTTTCCTTTATCAAGGCGGCGGCGGAACTGAAAATAATGCGCTGCTATCTCTCGGTTTTGGCCCCGGCGGTCATTTCACGGTTGTAGATCAGGCACCTGCCACCCTTACGGTAAACAACATCGCCGTGGCGGCCGCCGTAACCAGCGGCACGGCCATGACGCTCGTATCCACGACCGGCGCAGGCATTACGGTTATGACTTCGGCCCTGTTTATTCCCCAGACAGGAAACACAGTTCCCACGGCCAAGCTGGCGATCGACGGACTTCCGGCGCTGGTTTTCTTCGGCACCAACAAGAGCACGGCTGTTGCCGACCCCACCAAGAATGTTTCGCGCGCGGTTCGCATTGTTGCGACCTCGGCCGCCACCGGCGGCGCATTCCTAGTTTCTGGCTGGGATCTCTACGGCGTTCCGATGACCGAGAAGATTACCGCTGCGGCGGGCGTCTCCGGCGGCACGACCACGAACGGCAAGAAAGCCTTCAAGTTTATCAATACCGTCACGCCGCAATTTACCGACACGATCAGCTACAGCGTCGGGTTGACGGACATTTATGGCTTCCCAATTCGGGTAGACAACTTCCCGTATGCAACGGTTGGTTGGGCTGGTGCGATCATCGCCTCTTCGACCGGCTTTGTCGCGGCGGTTTCCACCACAGCGAGCAATACGACCGGTGACGTGCGCGGGACTTATGCGGTGCAGTCGGCCTCGGACAGCGTAAAAACCATGCAGCAATTTATGACTGTCAGCCCAGCGGCCATAACTTCACTCTCCGGCATCTTTGGCGTAACTCAGGCATAAGGAGGGCTTCCCCTTATGCCTTTGATGACCAAAACAATCACCTACGTACTAGCGGCTGCGGCCGCGACTGGCATCTCCGCAGCAGCTTCCGTCTTGAGCGGCGTCTCGATGCTTATCACCGGTTCGCTCGCCACCGGGGGTGTCGCAACGCTGGATTCCGGCGGCGCCGCCCGCCGCGTCATAATCACTTCGGCTGCCGATGATCACCTCATTACTTTTACGATAAAAGGCACAGATCGTTACGGCCGGCCGCAATCGGAAGTCGTGCAAGGCGCCAATACTCCGACTGTTGTGCAATCGGTTAAAGATTACCAGACCGTCACATCGATCGTTCCCTCAGGCAACACGGCTGGCAATGTCAGCGCGGGCACTGACGGTGTCGGCTCTTCGGCGCCTATGATCGCGGATTGGGTACCCAACGGTAACTTGATTGCTTGTTCGACTTTGGTTGGCGCGACCGCCGTGAATTATACCATTCAGGAAGCTTTGGATGACCTGTCTCCGGCATGGGATCTGACCGCTAATAACCCGAATTGGGCGAACGATCCGAACTTTACCTCGCAGACAAATTCTTTGGCCGGGCAGCTCGCCGGGCCTTTTACCATGATCCGAATTCTGATAAACTCCGGCACGGGTTCAGTCACAGCGAAGTTCGTCACGCCACTCATTGGCGGCCGTATCTAACGTCAACTAAGGGAGAGCAGTCATGAAGGGTAAAGGAAAAAGCAAAGCTGAAATGGCCGATGTCAAAGAGGACGCGGCGGATAAGAAATCCGAGTTCAAGCGCGGCGGAAAAGCCAAGCACAAAAAGCATGGCGGCAAAGTTGAAGGTAAGAAATCGCACGATCGCGCCGACAAATTCAAGCGCGGCGGTCATGTCAAGCATGCCAAGGGAGGCAAAGTTATGTCGGCTGGCGGTATGTCAGCTTCTTCGCCTTTGAGTGGCGCCGGTAAGACTGCAGAGCCGAAGATGCCTAAGGAAGACAAAGAAAGCGATTAGTTATGAAGGGCCGCACCGGAAACAAGTCGCAAGTCATCGAGAAGCCTGTCCATAAACCGCCTCCTAGCGTGTTAATGGACAGGCCGATGAAACATGGCGGCAAAGTGAAGGGCGGTAAAGCGCGTGCTCGGGCAGACAAACGGGCACGCGGCGGCGGGATTCATATCAAAAAGTCGCACGAAGGTTTGCTCCATAAGGATCTTGGGGTGAAAGCGGGCGAGAAGATCCCGGCGAAGAAGTTGACCGCAGCGAAGAGTTCAAGCGATCCGGCGGAGCGTAAGCGCGCTGTGTTTGCTACGAATGCGAAGAGATGGCATAAAGGTTAGCCCCTAACCCAATCTGGGGCGCAGGGGTGAGATGCTTCAAGATACTTTAGATATCGTAGTTGATGAAGCTTCCTCGTTGGTGGAGGAAGATATGCTTGTTGCCGTTTACCGCGCTACGAATAAAATAAACAGGAAATTTTATATTGGCATAACGCGAAAAACACTTCATCAGAGGAATTATTCCCATTTCTCCCTTGCGCGAACAGGAAAAGGAAAAACTAAATTTTCTAAAGCCCTTAGAAAACACGGGATAGAAAATTTTAATTTTGAGGTTCTTTGGTACGCAAGGTCTTGGTCAGAGGCTTGCGAAGAAGAAAAACGTTTAATCCGCATTCTTCAGCCTGAGTACAATCTTACTCTTGGCGGTGAAGGAACTCTTGGGCATCGGCATAAACCCGAAGTAGCTAAACTCATAGGTCAAAAAGCTAGGCTCAAGAATCTCGGCGCTAAGCGTTCGGATTTGACTCGTGAAAGAATGCGTATAGGACGCAGAAACAACCCAACACCGATAGAAAATAGACAGCGCCATCGCCTCGGGGTTAAACCGTCTCCGGAGAGCATCGCTAAGATGGTAGCGACGAAAAAATTAAATCCTACCCCGCTCACGGCGAAACAACGTGAAATATTAACAAAAGGGCGTCTGCGTTCGTATGATGTGAAGCGGAAAGCGGTTATCTGCGTAACAGACGGCCGGGAATTTATTTCTGTTACGGAAGCAGCAAAACACTACGGGATTGCTAAAAGTTCGATTCTTTTTGTTTGCTTCGGAAAAGCAGAAAGTCGATGCGGCCTTGTATTTAAGTGGAAAAACCCAGCATGAGTACCACTTCTGAAACCTACATATGGGGGCTAGATAATTCACAAATTGTGGCTGAAGCATATAGCCGCTGCGGCATACGTCCAACTAGCTTGACCCGAGAAAATTTCTTCCAGGCAACTAGAAGTTTAAATCTCGCGCTTCAGTCGTGGTCAAACAAAGGGGTCAATCTTTTTCAGGTTGACCTTCAATCCATCCCGCTGGTGCAAGGCACTGCGACCTACGATCTGCCGAGCAATACGGTCAACATTCTCGACGCGTATATTGAAACTTACTCTCTTCAAACCACGATCAGCGGGACGCCGAATTTCTCCACTGTAAGCGGCTCGAACGTCGTGACGGTTAACGCCGTACAAAACGGCCTCGTCGAAAATAATTGGCTGAATGTGATTATGCCTGTGGCTGTTGGCGGTATTGTTCTGCAAGGTCTTTATCAAGCGCAGACCGTTCTTAATGCTAACCAACTCACGATAAATGCGGCGAGCAATGCAACCGGCACTATTAACAACGGTGGAACGCTGCCGGTCTTCACCACGACGACCAACTCATCAATTGTCACAACCGTCCTTGCCAACCACGGTCTTAGTATTGGAAACACTTTTCCAGTACAGGAAGCCACGCTCGTTGGTGGTTTGACGCTTAGCGGTCCCTATATCGTAGCGACTGTACCCGACGCCGATACTTTCACATTTGATTTTGGACTTGTCGATGCCAACGCGGACGATACCGAAACTGAGAACAGCGGCAATCAAGTCATTATGACCCAATATAATTCGGGAGATCCTATCGATCGGATTATAACTTCTATCAGCCGGACCGACTATGCCGCGCAGCCGGATAAAATCAGTCAGGGGCCACCGACGACTTTCTGGTTTGATCGGCTAAGTCCAATTCCAACATTGACGACATGGCAAGTTGCTGATGGCAATGGTCCTTACGTGGTATTTTACTACAGAATGCGAAGGATTCAGGACGCTTACGCAACGGGTGGCCAAACTCCTGATGTGCCCTATAGATTTCTCGACGCACTCGCGGCCGAACTTGCGGCGCGCTTGGCGCGCAAATACGCACCCGCGTTGCTGCAAAGTTTACAACTTGATGCTAAGATGGCGTGGGCCGAAGCCAGTGAAGAAGACAGGGAAAGAGTGCAGACCTTTATCGTTCCCGACACTTCTGGATATTTTAATTAGGAGAACTCAAGATGCGTAAACTACCCCTCTTCCTCATACTGGCGGCTCTCTTCGCGCTTCCCGCGCTAGCCCAGACCTCGGTAACAGGCACGTCGCCATTTTATCCCAACAACGGCAGCACGAGTTTGGAGGTTACGGCCTCAACCGGCGCTTCGACTGCGGTAGCTATTTCTCCCGCGCCGCAGGTCATGGTAACGAATACCGGGGCACAAACGGCGTTTATTAAGTTTGGCGGCAGCGCGATCGCGGCAACGGTAACAGGCATCCCCGTTGTGGCCGGCGCCACTAAAGTGTTTACGCTCGACAGCACGATGGGCTATGCATCGGCTATTACAACAACGAGTACGTCAGCGGTTTATTTCACGGGGGGCAAAGGTAATTAAATGGGTTACGCATCTATCTCAGGTCGCGCACGGGTAGATCCAAAGAATCCACAGGCTTTTGGTTTCTGCGACCGCTGCGGCTTCACCTACAATCTCAAAGACCTGGTATGGCAGATGGTTTGGCGTGGAAATGAGTTAGTTCGCCAGGGTTTTCGCGTTTGTACCGTCACTTGCCTTGACGTTCCGTTTCAGTTGAACCGTCCTCTTTACCTTCCGCCGGATCCGCCGCCGGTGGATCAGCCTCGTGCCGGCAACATGGCGATTCAAGAAAGCGGTCCCCAGATCTGGGATTCATCGCTCACCGAATATGATTACGACACGGGATTGGATTGGGATTCAGCCGGCGGCAACACCAACCTTTCACAAAATTCCACTCTTCCAACTCCAAGTTCGGGAGATGAGGAATGAAAATAAACCACCATGCCATCCACTATATCGTCGGCGTGAGCGCCCTAGCACTCGGTATTCACGCCTTCGCTACGCCTCCGGTAGCTTTGGTTTCAGCAACCGGCTTCGGCGCTTCAGCCTACGGAACGCCCGCGTTAAAAACTTCGCGCTTCGAGTGGCCCGCACTCGGCCAGGACAAGACAACCAGCCTCGGCGAGGCAATTAAAAAGCTTCCCGAGCAGAAAGTGATGCTCTTCTGCTCCACTATTTCCTGTCAGGGATTGCGCACGGATATCGACGACGCTCTGCAAATCGCTGGCTGGGCTTCGGATTTCGAAGATCGGTTTGTTGATAGTGAAGCCGACCATGGGATCTTCGTCGGGCCGCCCGGCGAAGCCGCTGCGAAATTTGCGCATGAACTTGCCTTGGTGACAGGCGTTGACGTTAAGACCGTCAATATCACGAAGGAAGATGGTAGCCCGATTGATGGGCTTGGTGTTATTATCGGGAAATCTGAAGGGAATTAATGAAAAAGCCGTGGCTGACACTTGCTCTCGCTCTTATCCTTGCACCGCTGTCCGCGCACGCGACACAGTCGACCATTAATCCTTTATTGCCGGTCCAAAACTCGCCGCTGACCTCGGCACCCATTCGCGGTAATTTCGCTGACGCATGGTCGGACATTAACAACCTTTACACTTTGGTTGGTGCGGGAGGTGGTGGCACTGGTACCGTCACGAATGTTACTTGTTCAGCTACCGCACCCGTTGTGTGTTCGGTTGCGAGCGGCACTACAGCGCCGGTTATTTCAATCTCACTTTCCAGTTCGGGGATTACTTTCGGCTCGACGCTGCAGAACCTTGGCACCACGGTTTCGAATCTGGATGGTTTGAATATCGGCGCTACGGTACCCGGTACCGGTGCATTTACCGCGTTATCGGCATCTGGTTTGACGCTTACGAGTGCACTTTCGCCTGCCAATGGCGGTACCGGCGCGACCGGTGTGCCTACAGATGGTCAGGTGCTTATCGGCAGCACATCTAGCGGCGTTTATACACCGGCCGTTATCACGCCGGGATCGAATATTTCCATCACCAACGGCCCCGGCAGCATCATCATTGCCGCGACCACGACCGCAAGCTCAAGTGTTTCTTTGTCGTCCATCACGTCCGGCACCGGCAGCAACACCATCGACAATACGAACAACGCGCAAGTTTGGCAGTGGGGTACGCTGGCCGCCGCCACGGCGTTGAAGCTCACTTCGACAGGTATTACCACGGGTCGTATTCTCGATGTCGAGAATACCAACACGAAGAACGTCACGGGTTATTCCGGTTATTTTGCCATGCTGACGACCGGTACCGGCTACGCAATTTCTGGCACCACTACCGGGGCGGCCAACACCGGTTACGGCGTGTATGGTGTCGACGACGCGACGACCGGTTACGGCGTATATGGCAGTAGCTCCGGCGGCGTGGCGGTTTATGCCAACGGCAAGTTAACAGCCAGCGGCGCGATAACGTTGGCGAATTTGACCACCGGCGCTTTAAGTTCAAAT